GCCGAAGTACGCATCACCAAAGTTTCCAACTCCGTAGCCGCGAGCCATCTAATTAGTCCAGTGTAATGTCAATGTCGCCTGAAGGAATACGGAATACGTCACCGGAAGCAATCGACTTGCTTGTTGTTAATGCCGCGTAAGCCAACAGGTTCCCTGCTGAGGATGCGTCGTAAATACCGATATGCGTTACCGTTCCCCATGTTGCTGTTGCCGTTGGAAACTCGATGACAGCATTTGTTGTCGCTGTATTCCCTGTCACAGTAAAGGACGCTGATTGACGCGCATAAGACCCTCCAGAAACTTCTGTTCCTGAACCGTCTTCAGCAGGGCTTGTTGTAAACAATCCGACATACACTGTTGTTGGCGATGTGTATGCATTACCCGCAAACACATGGTCAAGCAATTCAGTTTCTAAGTAGTTTGAAAAACTCATTATCCAAAGCTCCTAACTCTGATTCGTGGTGTTGATCCTGCATAAGACGCCGAGAAGTCTGACTCAACCAACTCTTCCTTCGCCTTCTTCGCAAGATTCGCCCATACCATGATCCGCTCGTCGTCTTTCAAATAAGGAGCGGAGTGCATAAGCGAAGTATACAGGTAAAGATCTGGATAATCTGTCAGCAACCAGTTGGTGTCTGAATCACCGGAAAGCGGAGTGATGTTTGCGTAGTACGTCATCTCTAAACTGTACTCGCCATCAGGAGTCGGTAAGAACTCAAACTGATCGCCAACCACAGTGAAGTAAGTAGGCTTGCCCGCGCTCGTGATGGTTGTGTTTCTAAGTTGCGCCGTTTCCTGCTGAGTTATGAACTGCAATGGCGTCACCGGATTTCCCGTAACAATCGCCAAGTCCTTTGCTTCTAGGAAGTCAGCCGGTACAGCACTGAAGCGAGAGTCTATCACGGCTTCTGCGCGGGCAATCATTTGGCGGATGCGAAGAACTCGGTTGAACTCTGCTTCCGCGAAATCGATGAACGTTGGGATCACCGATGTTAAATCTGAACGGTTTAGGAAGTCGCCAACCGCGCTCTTCAGTTCACCGTAGTTCGTAATCGCCATTAGACTTTACCTTTGCGAGTCCTGAACAATTCGTTGTCTGGATCATTAAGCCACTTCTTCATTGCGGCTTGGTCATCCAGAATACCTTTCTGCTTCAGGTCATAGTATACAGTCAAAGGAATCGAAGCGACACGACTCATCTCTCCCCACTTGTCGCCCTTCTCGAAAGAACTGCGATTCGCTTGGTTTGCTTTCATGATCTCACTAACATCCTGATCGCTTTCGATCGTTACTGTGCCATCCTGATTATCGTGCCAATTCTTAGTGATCCCAGTCATCGGATCATGGCTGAATACTTTTTTGTTTCCCATGCAACACCTTTAGATAAAAAGAAGGGGCCGAAGCCCCTTCCGTGGTTACGCTACTTAGGCAGTAACGTCGATATCTGCAATCACACCGTGAGCGGCTTCGTTGCTGATTTCCAAGCCGTACTCGCACTGGAGTAACTTGGACTCAGAGTCACCGACACGGGCCAAGTCAACAACCTCGAAATCACGGAGGTAGTTCACTGACGCGTACTCAGGATCGAGAACGAACGCAGTACGATCACGTTGGAACCGGTTAGGTACAACCTGAATCGAACCAAAGTCAGACACATACACATCAGCCGCGCCGATGATTGTTGTTGGGCCGTCGTTTGGAGCCATGTAACGCTGTGCCGCGATACCTGCGAAGGTTGATGCCTTCTGCTTCTGAGTTGGGCCTACCATCAGGATCGATGGATCTCCTCCTTCGGTCCACACGGACTGAACAACACTTTTCAATAGTGTCTCAGTAAACGCGCGAAGTGCGTCGTTAGAAGCATCTGTCGCCGCCGCATTTGGGTAACCAGAAGTTGTAGCAGACAACGTTGGGTTTGCACCGTCAGTTGTACCGCCTGAACCACGGCTAGTGTTAGTGCGGAGCCACGCTTCCAAAGATGCAGTTGTACGCGCAGTTGACGCATCGCCTGCAACAGCGGCTTGGTTGCGAGTCAGAATCGCTTCCATGTCGCGCTTTAGCTCGGAGCTTGCTTTTGCCAAAAGGTAGGAAAGCTCTGAATTGCGTCCTGCCTTGTTGACCACTTCTTCTGTACCACTGACAGAGATCACCTTACGGCTGATCTGCGTGTAGTTCTGCATACGCTTAGTTGCAGTTGCAGAAGCGTCAGATGCAGATGCGCTAGCACCTTCGATTACAGCGTTAGTTGTATCGACTGAAGCCAATGAATCTGTCTGGAACTCAAACAATGTGTTCGCAACAGACTTACGTCCAACGTTAGAGATGAACGGAGTTTCTTCTGGCGAGATGTTGTAGATAACATCAGCCAGTTCTTCGCGGATACCAACCGCGTCATAGGTAGTAAAAGTTGCCATGAGTTAAATCTCCTAACCTAGCAAATGTTTAAATGCATTAGCCGCGTCTGCGACCTTGCCTGTCTTTGCGAGTCGTTGTTGCGATTTACGATAGGCATCTCGACCTTTAGGCGTTGTTGTCGCGGCTCCGGCTTTCGCAACAGGCGTCGCCTGCTTCTTGGCCTTTGGTTTACCGCTTTGAAGCTCATCGAACTTCATCGCCTTATAGAGCGTTGTCACAGCGCGGTGATCGTAGAACTGAGCGATCTCCTGATCGGTGAATCCGATCTTCTTGGCATAGTCGGCCACTTTCGCCTTCTCTGCCTTCGCTACTTTCTCATCACGCCACTGAGGGAGAACCTCGGCTAATCTGCCTCGTTCTTGCTCAACAAACTGTGCGACGATTCGCTGTTTGTCCGCTTCCTGCGCTTGGAGCAACCGCTGTTTCTCCTCGACAAGTGCGCGTTTACGCTCTTGCCTTTCGCGCCACACTTCACGCTGAATGAGCCATTGCTGTGGGTCTTGCTGATATAGCGCATCCCAGTTTGGCTCTTGCTCTTGGTCCTGAACATCAATTTGCTCAAGAACCTGCGTTAGCTGTGCGCGTTCGCTCCGGATCTGTTCAAGCTCTGTTTCCAGTGACTTGCGCTGATCCGCTAGTGCCATCGTTTTACGCGTATAGTCCTGAGTCCGCGAATACCCGCTCAACAATTCATCGATCGACACTTGGACTTCTTCACCATCTACTCTGACGGTGTAAGTCTGGGCGCTCTCTTCTTCGTTCGCTTCGTCCGTTTCTTCCTGACTGGTTTCGGGGTCATATTCCGAGTCCTCGCTAAATTCCTCGGTCGACGTGTCCTCTACCTCAACGTCCTCTGCATTTGCTTCGGACTCTTCTACCACTTCCTGTTCAACGGCTTCCGGTTGAGCGTTCGCTTCCATTAGCCCGCCAAATACGTTAGCGGCTTGTTTGACTGATAGTGATCCAGTTTCTTGGGTGTCACTCATGGTTACATTATCCCTTATCTACGGTTTAGTTTGTCAAGGTATTGTTTTGCCAACTTTCCCTTGTCCATAACGCTAACAAGCTGTGCTTCCACCTCTTCTAGCATCCTGATCGCCATATACGCCTTTTCGCGTTTGGTCGATTCATCCTCCGCCGTGTTGATAAGAGACTCGACGTACCTGTTACGAACAGTAACAAGTGCGTCCTTGTATGTCTCGTTCTCGACGACGGATCGAGCCTTCTCTCCAAGCTCAACGTCCCGTCTTGTAAAGATCATTAGTCACCTCGTGGTGCGTTATTCATCATCTGTCTTAATGTGGCTCCGCGTTCACGGATCGTCATCTTCTCGCGCTCGATCTCAGCTTTGAGTTGCGCCACGTCGATCTGAGTACCGTACTTCGCCTGAAGCTCCAACGCATCCATCGAAATCTTCGCATCCAGTTCATCGCGCTTGCGTTCATCTTCCATGAACATCTTCTCGCGATCCAAGTTCATCGCCGCAATCCGTGCTTGCGTTTCGGCTTGTGTCTTCGCAATCTCAGCCTGCGCGAGAATCTCTTCAGGTCTTGGCTTCTTCGGCTTCTGGGCCGCCTGCGCCATAATCTGCTGAGCCTGCGGACCATTCGGATCAAGGAAGTAATTATCGACATCCTTAATACCCGCCGTTTCGATAATCTTGCCGACAGTATTTCTGTACTGAGATAAGGTGACAAGTGGATTATCTAATCCGAACTGCGAGATCACGTTTTCCTGACGCTGAGCAATCGACTCAAGAAGCATCATCTTCTGCTCATCATCCACTCCGCCAAGCGCGACGTTCACTGTTACGTCGAAACCTGCTTGCCATGCGCGTGGGTCGACTTGCACGAACTCATTCCGTAAACGAACCATCTCCGGTTGATCCTGATGCAAGATCGTCAACTTCAGTAATCCTTTGAACAG